CCTTTTTTAGTTGTTGTGTTACAAGAAAAGGGAGTTTAATGCTCCCTCTTTTTTTGTGGAAAATTAACAAAAATATCTGGGTCTGTGAACTTTGGCTTTTTTATGTTATAATTTATTTGCCAATGTAAGTGGTGGAAGAATGTGAGAACGAGGTACTTTTACTTGCAAAACTTTTACCCTATTGGCTGGACTGCTATTGTACCTATGCAGTCTTTTTTTATTTGTGAAATAATCGTACTATTTCACTATTTATTTTAAACCATTTTAAGCAAGATTTAACTCAACCAATATAAATATAAGGGGGAGATAGTAAAAACCTTTTCTACACACCTTGTTTTTAATTGTGGGGCATTTTAGCAAAGATATGGCAACTGAAAACAAAAGAAAAAAAATAAAAATAAAATAATTGCAAAAAGTGGTTGCAATAAGGTTGGAATATGGTACAATAGTATTGAAGAGAGGGGGTGAGCCGATGGAGCAGCCATTGAGAATCTACTACAAGAAGATTGGAAAAACAGACCAGAGATTACTTTTTCCAAAAGAGGTAGTTGAAATGCTGGGCAGAGAGTACTACTTCAAAGTTTATGAAAACAAAGTTGTTCTTGAACCAGTGAATTACAAAAGACAGAAATAGAGAGGAGAAAAAAATATGTCTGAAAAAAAAATAATGAACATTTTTGAAAAATTGTCAGCCATTACAAGTGAGTTACCAAAGGTAGCAAAAAATCTGCAGGTTGGCGAAGGAAAGTTTGCCTACAAGGCGGTCAGTGAAGTTGACATCAACAATGCTGTAAAGCCATTAGAGGAAAAGTACAAAGTATACTCATACCCAGTCAGCAGAAACATCATAGAAACTGGCGAAATCGAAAGCAAAACGGGAAATAAGCAATTGTTTTTAAGAATTGAAACAATTTACCGATTTGTCAACATTGAAAACCCACAAGAGTATATTGACATTACAACCTATGGTGATGGAGTTGACCCACAAGATAAAGCAGTTGGCAAGGCGATGACCTATGGTGATAAATACGCACTTATGAAAGCATATAAAATTGCGACTGGTGAAGACCCAGACCAGGAAGCAAGTGCTGAACTTGGAAAAATGGTTAAAAAACCAACAAAGAAAGATGACAGAGCTTTGGCAAGAGAGAAGTTTATCACATTCTGCAAAACCAATAATGTGAATATGGTTGAAGCAAGCAAGAAGTATAAACTCAATACTGCTTCAAAGGTAGAGGACTTTGAAAATGCAATAGAAAATCTAAAACAAGAAATTGCGTTAGGAGAAATTAAATGAGTGTAACAAAAGATAGAGAAAAGTGGATAGGGGGCAGTGATATCCCCGCAGTAATGGGAATAAGTCCATTCAAGACAAGATATGATTTGCTGTTAGAAAAAGCAGGCTTGAAAGAAGTTGAGTTTGTAGATAATGAATATGTGAGATTTGGCAGAATGATTGAACCTAAAATCAGAGCATATATCAATGATTTTCTTGAAACTACATTTAAGCCGAACAAAAAAACCGAAGGCAAAATCAGATATCATTCTGATGGTGTCAACGAAACTACAATGATAGAAATCAAGTCAACTTCACAGATTCACCAAGAAGTAAACGACTATAAAATCTATCTGGTGCAATTATTAACGGGTATGAAAGTAAATAAACTTGAAAATGGTATATTGGCAGTTTATGAAAGACCAGCAGATTTCAGTGAAGAGTTTGACCCTGCAAGATTGCAAATATTCTACATAAAAATAAGTGATTATCAAGATTTGATGAAAGAAATCGAACTTGCTGTTGATGGCTTTATCAGAGATGTTGAGAAACTGCAACAAGCCCCATTTTTGACTGAACAAGATTTATTAGCAACAGATGAAAATAAAAACGAAATTGTAGAGCTATCTAACCAGGTGTTAGCATTTGAAAATCAACTAAAGGCTTACAAAGAGTTAGAAAACCAGTACAAAGAGTTAAAAGAAAAACTATTTGCAGCAATGTATGAAAATAGTGTCAAGAAATGGACTACTAACAGCGGTGTACAAATAACAATGGTAGAGCCAATTGAAAGCACAACCACAATTGTTAGTGAGTTTGATGAAAAAACTTTTGAAAAGGAAAACAAAGAACTCTACAACAAATATCTTGTAGAAAAGGAAGAGACAAAAAGCGGCAAAAAAGGGTACGTGAGAATTACCCTGCCAAAGGAGTAAGAGATGAATCAAGTTAATTTAATTGGTCGACTGACCAAAAACATTGAAATAAAAATGACACCTTCACAAAAGAAGGTAGCCCAGTTCACACTGGCGGTGTATAGAACAAAGGAGGAAGCAGATTTTATAAGCTGTGTTGCCTGGGAAAAAACCGCAGAGCTGTTAGAAACTTATACATCTAAAGGTTCACAGGTGGGTATTACTGGAAGTATCAGAACACGAAACTATGATGATCCGTATGTAGCTAACAGAAAAGTCTATATTACGGAAGTATTGGTTAGTTCAATTTACCTGCTTGACAGCAAAAAGAAAGAAGAGCGATATCAACCAGCAAATACTTATGAATCATATGAGCCAGTAGTAATAAGCGATGACTTGCCGTTTTAAAGATTATTTTAGGAGGAAACATGAAATATAAATTAAATCATTTTTACAACATGGACTGTATGGAAGCAATGAAAGAGATACCTGATAACTACTTTGATTTAGCGATAGTTGACCCACCGTATGGGATTTCAATAACCGACAGTGGGCATCTGGGCAAATACAACAAAAACGGTAACAGGTGGGATGATGTTGTTCCAGATGATGATTACTTTAAAGAGTTATTCAGGGTTAGTAAAAATCAGATAATTTGGGGTGGAAATTACTTCAATCTACCACCAACTAAGGGTTATGTAATTTGGGATAAAAAACGACCAGAGAGCTTTTCATTTGCAATGAGTGAGTTCGCTTGGACTAACTTTGATAGAAGTGCAAAAACGTTCTATCGTTCACCTTCGCAAGATAAAGACAGGTTTCATCCTACCCAAAAGCCAGTCGCTTTATATCATTGGCTACTTAACAACTATGCAAAAGAAGGCGACAAGATTTTAGATACTCATGTAGGAAGTGCAAGTAGTTTAATCGCTTGTCATGACCTAGGCTTTGATTACATTGGTTTTGAATTAGATGAAGATTATTATCGAAAGGCAACCGAAAGGTTAGAGAAACACAAATCACAGATAAATCTATTTGTAGATTTTTAGGAGGAGAAAAATATGATTGAAAAAGTAAACCCAAGTCATCCAGACAAATTAGCAGATAGAATAGCAGGAGCGATTGTAGATTTAGCATATAAGAAAAACAGCAGACCAAAAATAGCGGTAGAAGTATTAATAGGATATGAACTATGCACCGTTATTATTCAAAGTTCAGAGAAGTTTGAGATTGATGAAGTTGATGAGATTGTAACACGAATTGCAGGGCAACAAAGAATACACTTAATTTCAGAACCACAGGACATTCACTTATCACAAAACCAAAGCAAAGAATATCGTTGCGGTGATAATGGTATATTCAAAGGAGTTCCGTTAACCAATGAAGAAAAAGAGTTGTCAAAGATTGCAAGAGAAATATATGATGAATACTCTTATGACGGGAAGTATATCTTAGATGAAGATAGGTTGATTATTTGTCAATCTAACGCTGTTACAAGCGATTTAAAGGCACTTTACCCTAACGCAGAGATTAACCCACTTGGCGACTGGACGGGCGGTACAAACGTTGATGTAGGGTGTACGAACCGAAAATTAGGTAGCGACATGGCACAATCCGTAACTGGTGGTGGTTTGCATGGAAAAGATTTATCGAAAGCCGATGTCAGTGTCAACATTTATGCGTTCTTAAAAGCACAAAAAACAGGTAAAATTGTTGAATTATCATGTGCAATTGGAGATAAGTTTATTGATGGTAAACCTTATCATGAGATTGTAGATATTGCAAAAAGTTATATTGATGATTTAGGTGGTTTTGAAAAGTTTGCAGAGTGGGGATTGTTTTAGGAGGAAACATGAAA